GGACATCCCTTCACCGCGGGTTAGCTCTACGTTACAAGCCGTGCCGGAATCGACTTTGACCGAGACGGTCTGCACGTTGGCGCCGATCTCCACCACCGCCAAAGTTGACGCCGGCACGCCGGTGCTTCCAGGCACTCCGACCGCGGGCGTGGTCGCCGTGTTGCCTGTGGCGTCGATGCGGGCGACAACGGCGCAGCTATTGAAAACCAGCAACGAGCCACCAGCGCCGTTCAATGTGACGGGGGCAGCCGTCGTGGTCGCGCTGACCAGAACGGTCTTGCCGCCCGGTTGAAATGCTTGCCGCGTTGCCGCATAGGCCGGAAGCAGGGCGAGAGCCAGCAAAAGCACGGCCTCAAGCGCCAAGATCATACGCTGTGAATTAGCAAGCCAACCGCAAAGTGCTATAATTGAATTTCTCAGGAGGAGGCCAAACATGCGTCTTTTCCTTCTAGGTCCACGAATTCTGGGAATTCGCACCGGCATCAGTTTCGGCGCAGAAGATTTTGGTAAAGGCCGGCGCACCCAGCGCGCTCCATCTGCCGCGCCGATGGACGGCGGGTTCGTTTACGTGGTCAGAGGCGACCACAATTTGGTGAAAGTTGGGATCACTACCAACCCGCGCGCCCGCTTGGCCCAATTGCGCCCCGGTTCGGCGTTTCCGATCGAGTATGCCTATCTCGCGGTGTCGTCAGGTCAGCCGGCCGAAGTCGAGGCCGCGGCGCACAAGCTACTAGAGAAGCATCGCTGCAACGGAGAATGGTTCGACGTGCAGCCGGAAATGGCGGTCGCGGCGATTGCGGGTGCCGCCCACAAGCTCGGGCAATCGCTCTTGCCGGTCACGGTCGACAGGGCCGACCAGATTATGCAAATCGCCAGCGCCGGCGGTGCGTCGGCGTCGAACGGGTACCTATTCGACGGGCTACCTTGGCCCTTACGATTGCCTCTTCAAATCGTCTGCGGAGCGGTGTGTGGCGTCATCATCTATGCTGGACTTACCCTCATGTACCTCATCGCAACATCACCATGACGCCGGCCTAGAGGCGACGTCGAAGAAGGGCGGCAAACATGGCCGATGACCGCGTGATCACGACCTCCGAGGAAGACATGTACATGGCAACGCTTGCCCGTGCACTCAAGGATTTAGAGGCGTCGACGATCACGCCAGATCAGTTTTGGAATCGCCTCAACCGGACTCGCGAACTGCGCTTTGCTATGATGTTCAGCCTCATTGCCTGCATTAAGAAGCTGACCGCCTACCGGGACGAGGCGCCGCCTATGCCGCCGCTAGACGCTGAGCCCCGCTCCCACCTGTGAGATAGGGCCCACGCCCGCCGCGCCGTAGCCGCGCCCATGCGATCGAACGAGACCGCGATAGGCGGTGTAGTGCGTGCGTTTTCCCAGTTCGGGTTGTAAGGTGGACAGCGGTGTGAAGGCGGGAGTTCCAGTTTTGATTGACAGGAAAGAGATGGAAAAAGGGCTGTGGCTGTTTGTAGCCCAAGACATAATTTTCAGAACCTTGATCGAACTGCATCAGTTGAAGGGCGAGGAAGGTGACAAGTGGCTGTCAGACTTCGAGGCCGAGTTAATTAGGGATACGAAGGACCTTGTTCCCCAAGGCCTTGGCATGGAAGACGAGATCGCGGGCTACGAGAGCATGATTGGGTACATCCAATATCTCTTTGGCGGTGTCCGGCGGAAGATCGCTAAGAAACCCGAAGGTCAATGAGTCCCCGGAGACGATCATGAACGAATGTCCGAAGGCGTAGATTTTCACTTGCTCGGCTCTACTATGCATGCATCACCCTCCGTTATTCCGCCATCCGCCGTTACCTGATTACGCCGCCATCCGCTCTGGCTGACCGGCCGGGCGCCGCTTGGGGCCCCCTGCTAACATTCGCATCGGAAACCCGCGGGTACATCCGCCGCTGGGAGTCCGATGCTGGCGGCCGTTGCCGGTCACCAAACTAAAAGATCAACGCGCGCACGCGATCACAAATCCGTTCGTGGTCGGCATCGGAAGGCGATACATCGAACAGCTCATAGGCGTTGGTGAACTTCCGCAGCAGCAATGCATGCGTGGGGGTTACGCCAGGCGCGCAGCAGGCTAGAATGGCACCGGCGATCTCATGGGCTAGAATATCCACCATGATTTACCTCAATTTGAAAAAACGCTAGGCGTTGCGCCGGCGGCTTCAATCTCGCGCCGCCGTTTTTGAATTTCAGCGATGATGCTATCGACGCCAGCGGCCATTGTCTCGGGATCGGCGTTCGGAAAAACCCTGACAAATTCAGCATTCAAATTTTTGCGCATGCGTTCCAGCGATGTCTCGACGTTCGCATCGGGTTCGTGGGCAAACGCGAGCGCTAGCTCGTTCGCTGCGGCATTCCACCGCTCCATCAATTCAGCTTCGGTCATCGGCGTTTCCTTGCCCTTTCCTCATCGGTCTCTAGCGCCTTATCGGCGGCCTCTTTCAGCGCATGACCGGCGTGTTTCAGAAAATGGATCAGCTCGGAGAGCTCCGAGCCGTGCAGACCGCGGCCCATCAGTACAGCACGCACTGCCTTTGCCGCTAGCTTATGGATCTCGCCCTCCATCTGCGCCGCTGCAGAGCTGAGAAACGGGCGGGCAGGAACGCGCGAGGTGCCGAACTCCATCCAAACTGCCCGGTCTGAATTGCTGCCGACTTCGCCCTTGAGGCCGTGTGCTTGCCACTCGATCGACGACCGCAGCTCGCCGGTTTCGAGGAGAGGACTGTCGCCTCGCATTTTGCGAGCGATCGTTTCCGGCGCAAGACTGACCCAGCCGAATTCGTAGGTTCCGAGCGCATCCTTCGCCGCATTCGCCACCATTTCGCACGCCCTGGCGACTATGGCCTCGCTGGTTATTTTCAAATCGGCGTCGATCGCCTTCAATTTCGCGACGAAACCGAGAAGGGTGAATACTTGCGTCATTTGGCAATGTCCTTGTCGGCAGCGTTTGGATCAACAATCTGCCTGACGAGTTCAATTCGAAACGGAATATCCACGTCGCCGTGAAACAGGCCGGCGGCTTTAGATAGCAGCCGTTCCAACAGTTTTAATTCGTCGTCGCTTAGTCGTGACAAGTCCACGTCATTTCATCCTTTTTCAAAAAGAGCTGAGGGCCGCCGCGACAGGAGTTTCGCGCGCCCTCATGTCGAGTGTTGTTGATTCGGACACTTGCTCGACTTGTCCGTCGCCGGCGGGGCATATCCAGAAATTGCCGGCGATCCCCAATGGGAAAAGACCCGCCGCGGCGCATTAACTTCCGAAAATGCAGCCGGCGGCGGGCAAGTGTAGCGGTGGCTGATGACGGCCTCCGCGATTTCATATCAAGCGGCCTTCTCCGACTCGGTCGGCGGCGATAGGCGCCAATACTGAGCCTCGCTGGCGGCCAGCGATCGGCTGGTAGATATCGGCATAAATGGGTAGCGCTCTTTGATCTGGAGGAACGGCCTGGCCGGCAGCGACGCCACAAGGCGGGCCTCGCCCGAGATCGTTTCGGCGAGGAAGAGCGCGTTCGCACCTGGCTCCTGAGAGGCGAGATCGAGAAGCTCGCTGCCCAGCGACGCGAAGGTGTCGAATGCCCTGCTGAAATCCGCGAAAGCTGAATCGATCGCAGCCGCCGCGGCAACGCGCTCTCGGGCCAGCCGATTCACCTCTGCCTTTCGCCATTCGGCTTCCGCGGCGCGATGTGTAGCCTCCGCCTCCGTGAGTTTGGAGGTGGCCAGCGGAAGCGCCAAGCGTAGACCTTCCAATTCGCCGGCCGCCAGGCGATCGTCTTCGAGGACCGTCGCCAGATTTTCCTTGGCGGCGTCGTCGCCGAGTGCGGCATTCAATACGCTTTGCTGGCGGGCCCGGGTGCTGGCAGCGGCGACAGCTTCGGCTTTCGAGATACTCTCGTTGAGGGTTCTCACGCGATCGCGCCACATGGCGACGGCGGCCGCGGCTTCATTCAGTCTGTCGCTCATCATAGAATTCATCGTCTAAACTCCATTGGGATAATTATTCGTTCGACTGGTGCGTGCCGCGCTTCCAAAAGCGCGATCTCGGCCGGGTCGGTGACGATCGCGTCTTTTTGCCATTCATACGAATGTTGCGAGCCGATCGAGTCATAGTGAAAAAATCGCTCGAGCAGGCGCAAATGATATTTCAGGTTATCCGTCATAGCGGCCTGTCCCTGAATTGACCGAATCGCAGCTGCGGCAGTTCGGCCGGCGCTGGCAGAACCTCGATCTCAAATGAATCCGTGATCGTGGTCCGGTCGACGTGGGTCGAAACCGTCACGATGATCCGGCCGTCCCACTGATGGGTTATGATTCGCGCGCTCAGACCGTCTGACGAAACCTCGATCGCGGCAAGATCGTGCGATGGCTCACCGCCTCGTGAGCTGCTGATTGACCAAGTCGGCTTGCTGGCGGTCGGATGAAGTCCATCGCGGCCAACGTCGCAATGGTAGACCTTCCTGGTACCGGCGAACTGGACATATGGTTTTTTCACTGCTTTCTCCGTTTTTATATTCATCGGAATTTTCTCCGGTAATCGGCCAGCCACTCGGCGCGCTCATGTTCGGACATGTCTCTCGCGTCCTTCTGCGTCGTCTCGACCGGCGGAGGCGATGCGCCGGCGATCTTCCTGCATTGAGCGAGGAACGCTTGCCGCTCTGCCTCGGTCATGTCCGAGGCTCGCTTGGTCGTGTCGATATCGGTCATTCCATTGTCCTTCTGTTCATCGGGCCATCGTGAATGTGATTTTTGGCGGCGGCATCATTTTTTCACCCCACCACGCGGCGATGCAGACCGCGCGACAAAGGTTGTCAGACTTCCAGTCGTCATCGGCGGTGCCGAAATTGCCGAGTTCTGATACCAGCTTCTCGACTTCATTAAGATCGGGCGAAATTTCGAACCGGCGCGACTGCAGCAACACCGCCAGCGTTCCGATCAGGTCTTTCTGGGGAACACGAAATTCACCCTGCGCGACGCGGTGCTCGGCCTCGCCGGCGGTTGCCGTGACAGCGACCACACCCAGGCCATGTTTCGCCATCAAAACGGCGACCGGCTTGCCGGTGTGGGTGACGTTGAGAATTATTGCGGGCTTCATCCGCGCCTCTGGCAACGAAGCCAGTAGCATTTGAAGGATTTCTATTATTTCCGGATATCCGGACGGCAGCCGTTGCAGCCAACGAAGGCGATGGAGCTTCTTCTTGGTGCTGACGACAGCCGGCGGTTCGAACTTCGTCTGCCGCTTCGGCATCTCTTCGGTCGTGATGGTGAGCCGTTCCAAAACGCATAACGCCGCGAAATCAGGCGCCAGGTCTATGCCGACGCAAAACGCTTCGTGCGGCGCCGCAACCTTCGGCACCGGAACCCGTTGCTGAATTCTCCTTGCAATGTCGTGAAGATGGCTCGGGCCGAAAATAGTCATCGCGGCACCCCAAATATCGCCGCGGTTTGCTTCTCATCGAACAGTGGCTTCACGCTTGGATTGAGAGCAGCGCGGAGCACTTCGTTGCTGAACATGCGATTTGTTTTTGAGGTAACGAGCCGTCCGAATGCACCCGACGAAGCGTCAACCTGATCCTTGAATTTTCCCGACGGAAACACGCAAAGCTCGTCGAGATAAGCTTCGTTCCACCCGCCTCGGACCAGAAAGACGTTGCCGATTTGGCATTGCGCCGCGAACGGTTGCGCGCGGGTTTCCTTGTCGCCGGTCTCGGGTTCGGCGCTGACAACGAAGCCGGCGAGCATCGCCGCCAAGTCTTGCGCTTGCACCTTGCCGGCCTGGCCGGGATCCTGCGGCAAACTTATTTCGACGCCGAGGCCATCGGCCTGGGCCGTAGCCATGATGATCTGGCGAACCACCGCACCTTCTTCCAAAACTCTGATCACATTGGCGACATAGAACTTGCCGTCCGGTGCCCGGCCGATCTTGACGCCTGCGGTGGCGGCGCTGGTGCTCTTTTTAGATGCCGCCAAGTCCCAATGCCGGATCCATCGGCAGTTCGGCGGCGGTGCATCAACGAGCTTGTCGACGAACCAGGCGCGCTTAAACATGTTCCCCTCTCGGGGCGCCGGTCGCTGCTGGTATTGGCTGGCGAAAGCGTAAGCCGTCATATCGCGCTTGAGGTCTTCGATCACCTCACGCGGAAAACGCCCCGGATCAAGTAGTTCACCATCGGTGCTTCTAGGATCAACGAAGCCAATCGATGTTGAGCAGCGCCGCTCGACCTCGAACTCCATCGGCAGCATCAGATGCGTGTATCCCATGCCGAGTTCGAGCACGACGCCGGAAACGTCCTGCTCATGCAGGCGCTGCATAATGATGACGAGGGCGCTCCGGCTTTGCGAGTTGAGGCGGTTGACAGCGCCCTCGCGAAATTTGCGGGCGGTGCTGGCCCGGTCCACCTCGGACTCGGCCGTTTCGGTCGAATGCGGGTCGTCAATAATCAGACGATCGCCGCGCTGCGAGGTCAACGAGCCAAACGGCACGCCTTCCCGGAATCCGGTCGAGCTGTTAGCAAAACTAGTCTCGCCCGCCCGCGTTAGCACCACTTCAGGCCAGAGGCTCTGATACCAGTCCGACAAGATCAGATCCCGCGTTTTGCGGGTATCTCTCGTGACCGGAAGGTCATTGAAGGAGGTCGCGATGTAGCGCATCGAGCGCAGACCCTTCGGCCCCCATTCCCAGGCCGGCCATAGCACAGAGACCAGCAGCGATTTCATGCTGCCCGGTGGAACGTTGATCAACAACCGGTTAATCCGGCCGTCGGTCACCGCCTCGAGATGCTGGCAGATCGCGTCGACGTGCCAGTTATGGACATAGGTCGCGTTCGGCTCGAGCACGTGCCAGGCCTCGCGGACGAATCCGGCCAGCGTCTGACAAGCCAGCTTCCCGGCGATCTGTGAGGCGAGGCTAAGTTGCGGCATGATGTTCAATCGTTTTCATGTCTGTGGCAGCGGCCGGAGCTCTTTCGTCGTCGAAGGAACGAAGGGCCGTCACCACCGCCTGCGCCGCGGATGGGAACGGCTCCAGGGCCTCAAGAATCTTCAGCTGCAGGGTGGCGATCGCCGGATGATTCATGACGTTGACGTTGCCGTTGATCGTGATCCTCGCCAACTCGGACATCTCACCGCTGATCGTTCCGATCAGTTTCAAGGTCTCGTTCAATCGACCTGCCAACGCCGACGTCGCGTGGTGCGCGTGCGCCTGCGATGCGAGCTGAAATTCCTGCATCAGGACCGAGCGAACCAGGGACAAATATTCGAGCACGCTGGTGCCCTCGCTGGCTGCCAGTTGCGCCAGTTCTTGGATCGGAACGTTGGCCAGGTATTGAGCTTTCGCGTCGTCCGTCACATGCGCGTGCATATGCCTGTGCAGGGAATCCCTGCTGACGTCGAACTTTTTGGCGCACGCGTCCAGGCTGGCGCCGGCGCATCTCAATGCCTCAATTCGCGGCCGGTCCGCATGCGCGCAAATCGAACAAACCGGGCCGCGGCGGCTGTGGAAACGTCGCTGGCGCATGGGTTCTCCTTTCCAGAGGTGGACTGGACTGACGGACTGCTGCTGAAACGGGGAACGGTATTTAAATCTGAAAATATTCTGTCGCAGGTAAGGGGCTCAAAACGCCCAAACTCGCAACATCGTTGCGAATGGCCAGGCGACGGGGTTCAGCGCGACGTACTGCGCAGATCGCGAAGGCTAGTCCCGCAAAGCCGCGGCCAGGTCGTGGCCTTCAGCCTTCAGCCGCTGAACGATAGCGCCGCGAACGAATTCGGCTACCTTCTGATCTTGACCCCGGGCGGCGCGCTGGACGAGATCGACCAATTTAGGGCTCGCATTGGTCGTCAGTTGGATGCGGAGGTTCGACATGGCATGTCCTTTCGGGTTGGCAATAAAAAACCCCGCAACTGGCGGGGTTGGCTTGGACTAGAACAAAAAACCCGCCTCAAGGGCGGGCGCGGGGCAATTCGGGACGCAACTCTGAATTTATTACCCTTATATTTTTAGTATACCCACGCGAGGCCGATTTTGCCGTTTTTTCGCATATCTGAGGTTGTATTTTGCTGCTTCCATTGATTTTAGCCGTAAAAAGCTCATAATTTGCAATGGGTTCTGGACGCAAATCAAATTTGCGTGATTGGTTGTATTTCGGCAGATTTGGTTGTGCTTCCTAGACAAAATCGCGCAAAACCGAGCGATTCTCCCATAATCAGGCTCAGGCCGACGCCGTCGCTATGGGCGCGCCATCGCAACAAAAACGATCGAGCCCGGCACTATGTCGAGCTCGGTTGTTGTGTTGTTCGGAGCAACGTGGCTCCGACCCGGCCGCGGGGGCCAGGTTTGCGGGGACCGTCTCGGTCATCCGGCGCTGCCCCG